TAAGAAGATTTACCGCAATAATGGTGGGTTTGAGTACAACATAACATTTAGCAAGGATACAGTCCGTAAAGCGGCTGAAAAGTACCTTAAATCACTAAAGGTACATAATGCAACCATTGAACACGAAATGGAAGTTGATGGGGTGTATTTAACAGAGTCTTGGATTGTAGAAGACAAGGCGAAAGACAAGACTGCTTTATATGACCTTAATGCACCAGAGGGTGCTTGGGCAGTTGCTATGCGTATCGAGAATGATGATGTATGGGAAGATGTTAAAGCGGGGAAATATTTAGGGTTCTCTATTGAAGGGATATTTAATGAGAATCAAGGATGGGATGCAGAGGACCTATCTGTTATGAAGAAGATTAATGAATTGTTAGATGAGTTAGAGTCATCACAAGAGTTAAAGTCTTATAGTGATTATCCAGAGGCAGCCCGTAATAATGCTAAAAGAGCATTGAAGTGGGCTGAAGAGAATGGATGGGGGTCTTGCGGAACTGACGTGGGGAAAAAACGTGCATCGATGTTGGCTAATGGTACTCCTTTGACTCGAGATACGATTGCTCGGATGGCGTCTTTTAAACGCCATCAGCAACACAAAGATGTCCCTTACTCTGAAGGATGTGGTGGACTTATGTGGGATGCTTGGGGCGGAACTGCTGGTGTTGAATGGGCAATCCGTAAATTAGAACAAATAGATAATGAGTAGTAAAACAAATACATCTTATCGGGTTCACGTTCAAAGTGAAACTGAATCGAGACTACCAGACTTAAATACAGAGCAAGGGGCTATGATGGTTACTGATGAGGCCCTTTATATGGGCTTCAATGATGAGAAGGTTATTGTTTACCCTCCACAATCTGATGCTATGGGTCTTGGTTGGGCGAGATATGATGATACGGAGTGGACATCATTAAACAAGAAGTCTTTAGTTCAAGGTGAAACCATAGTCCTCCCTAACAATGCTGGGAATGTAATTAATGAGCATATACATTCCCCTAAAGCATTTTATAATGGGACTACACAAAAGATTCAAGCGGTCAATGATGCTGATGTTTATGTGATGACTATTGTATTTAAGTATTCTTCGGCTAATGCAAACCAAACTTATTTAGAGTTAAAACTTGAAGCCGTTAATGGCACTCCTTATGACCGATTAAGTTCGGACATCACTTTCCCTAAAGGAAATGATGCCGAACACAACTATCACGGGGTATTCCAATACTATTCAGATAGTGATTTTGTTACAAGCGGTTCTGAAATACAAATTACCCCTATTGGTGGTACTGCTAAAGTTTGGGATATTATTTATTTTATTCAGAGAACACAAAATCATATATCATAATGGCAAAGAGAAAGTTAAAAGACCCACACGATGTTGGGAGTTATTCATCTCCAAAGGGAGGTAAAAGAGGATGCTTATGCAAGGATGGTAAGACTTATTCAAGCAAATGTTGCAAGGGTGAGTTAATTAATCAAGGTATAGGAAAAATCTGAAAATAAGACAGAAAGATTTAAAATTAGTATTAATGTAAAATGTTTAATTTATGAGAACACCAAAACAACTTTTCAACGAAATCGTAAAGTTAGCGGAATCTGCAATCAAGCAAGATGACGCTAAAGACGTTGAGGTTCAAGAAGAGGTGGTTCTTGCCGAAGAGACTCAAGAACAAGTTCAAGAGCCAGTTCAAGAAGAATTGTCTGAACAAGTGGAGGCTCAAGAAGAGTTGGCTGAAGAAGAGCCAATGCAAGATATGCCTTCTGAAGAAGCCCCAATGGATGACTACGTTAAGCGAAGCGAGTTTGAATCTGCTTTGAAAGAGATGAAAGAGATGTACACTAAAGTTCTTGAAGTAATGTCTCCAGAGCAAGGCGAGGAAGTTCCCGCAGACTTGGCTCAAGATGAGTCTATTACTGAAGAGTTATCTTCTCAAGAGGATACAGATACTTTGGTTCACACTCCAGATGCTCAAGTAGAAGAGAAACAACTTCGTCTTTATGCTCAAGGTCGTAAAATGACAACTGAAGACTATGTCTTCGCATCACTATTTAAAAAATAATCTGAACAACTAAATTAATTAAAAATGGCTACAACCACTAATGTTACAACTACCTACGCTGGGGAATTTGCTTTGCCTTATATCCAAGCAGCGTTATTAAACCCTTCTACTATTCGTAATGGTGGGGTTACTGTTAAACCAAACGTAAAATTCAAGCAAGTATTGAAGAAAGTTGCTATGAGCGACTTGATTAAAGATGGCTCTTGTGACTTTACTCCAACTGGAACTATCACTTTGACTGAAAACATTCTTCAGCCAGAGGAGTTTCAAGTAAACTTTACTTTATGTAAGCAAGATTTCCGTGATGATTGGGAAGCAATCGCTATGGGTCTTTCTGCTCACGACAACCTTCCTCCAAACTTGGCTGACTTTATCATCGCCAAAACTGCTGCTGAAGTTGCTTCTGCTAACGAAACTATCATCTGGCAAGGTGCTACTGCTACTGCTGGTGAGTATGATGGATTCACTACTCGTTTTGCTGCTGATGCTTCTGTTGTTGATGTAACTGGTACTACTGTTACTGCTGCTAACGTAATCACTGAACTTGGAAAAGTTGTTGATGCTATCCCAGCCGCTATCTACGGAAAAGAAGACTTGTACATCTATGTATCGAACAATGTTTATCGTGCTTATGTTCGTGCTTTAGGAGGATTCGGTGCTTCTGGTCTTGGTGCTAATGGTTTCGAAGGTCGTGGAAACAACCAAGTTATTTCTGACTTGACTTTCGATGGTGTAAAACTTTTCTTGGCTGAAGGTCTTCCTTCTAACGAGATGGTTGCTGCACAATCAAGCAACTTGTTCTTTGGAACATCTTTGATGTCTGACTGGAACGAAGTTAAAGTTCTTGATATGGCTGACCTTGATGGTTCACAAAATGTACGTTTCGTTATGCGCTACACTGCTAACGTAAACTACGCTTACGGCTCTGAAGTAGTATACTACTCTTAATAAGATTTGATAACGGGGGTGTTTAATAGCACCCCCTTAATCAAATAAAACTGAATTAATAATAATATAAAACCCAAACATAATTATGGCTTGTGAAAATTTATCGCTAGGGAGATTGAAGCCTTGTAAAGATACAGTTGGGGGTATTAAGAACATCTACTTCGTTAACTACGGAGACTTTACTGGAATCGTATACAATGCGACAGATTCAGATGTAATTGATGACCTTGCTGCATCTTTCAATGCGTACAAGTATGAAGTGCATTTCTCTTCATCTTTCACGCAGAATATTCAATCCTCTATGGAAAACGGAACGACTGCTTTCGAGCAAGTTCTTGAAGTTACCTTACCAAAACTAACTAAAGAAGACCACAAAGAACTTAAATTAGTTTCTTTCGGTCATCCTCACGTTATTGTAGAAGACCAAAACGGAAATTTCTTCGTTGCTGGTCTTTTGAATGGTATGTCTGTAACTGGTGGAACTATCGTTACTGGACTTAATATGGGGGATTTGAGTGGATATACCCTTACCTTGACTGGTATGGAGAAAGTACCCGCCAACTTCCTTGACACTAACATCGTTGATGCTGGTGGAACAATTGTTTCTGGAACTTAATTTCCATAGTTTCTTTATTTATGATGAAGGGGGTGAGCAATCATCCCCTTTATTGTTTTATATAAAAAAAACAAAAATATAGTTTTTTGGTATTATAGTATGAAAAGAGTAAATCCATCTTTATCTACTAACACACTTTACGTTATAACAAGAGATTATAGCGTTACAACACCAGTTAGTGTTACTATAAGACAAGATGGTACTTATGTATCAGAGACTATAAGTGTCACTCCTACATACACAGAGAATTATTGTCAATTAGATTGTGATTTCACAATCCTTGAGCAAGATAGTGTGTATTTTATGGAGGTTAAGAATGGTTCTGATTTGCTTTATAGAGACAAATTATATGCTACCTCATCAACAGACTATGTGCCTTCGTTAAATACTGGGGTTTACACTATTGATGCAGAGGGTGAGGATGAAGAGTATATTATATTAGATTAATATGGACAAGAGTAAAAATATAAGGGTTGTAAATCTTGCCGACTACGAGAGACCTACGATACACGAGGTCTCGAATAAGGAGTGGGTTATGTATGGGGACAACAATGATTATTTCGATGTAATTATCGAGAGATATTTAGGTTCTCCGACTAATGCTCGTTGTGTAAATGGTATTAGTGATATGATTTTCGGGAGAGGGCTTGAAGCCGTTGACCGACAAATCAATAGAGATGCTTATATTGAGATGAAACGTCTTATTGACGAGAGAGAATTACGCAAAATTGTAGGGGATAGAAAGTTATTAGGTCAAGCAGCAATAAAAGTTGTCTATAACAAGACAAAAACAAAGGTTGTTGCCATTAAACATCACCCAATGGAGACTCTTCGTGCTGAAAAGACTTCAGATGGGGTTATTAGAGCATATTACTACCATCCAAAGTGGTGTGATATGAAGCCAAGTGATAAACCAAAGCGAATCCCGACATTTAAAAACGGAGGGAAGAGCGACACAGTTGAAATCTATGTTGTTAGACCATATATTAGTGGTTTTTACTACTATTCACCTTGTGATTATCAATCTTCACTACAATATAGTCAATTAGAGGAAGAAGTAAGCAATTATCACCTTTCGAATATAGAAAATGGGTTACAACCCTCTCTTTTAATCAACTTTAACAATGGACAACCTTCAGAAGAGGTTCAAGAGATGTTAGAGAGAAAGATTATGGAGAAATTTAGTGGTTCTTCTAACGCTGGGAAGTTTATCTTGGGATTTAACGAAGATAAAGACACTGCCGCCACTGTTGATGCCGTTCACCTTCCAGATGCACACGCACAATATCAATTTTTGGCTGATGAGAGTCGAGAAAAGATAATGTTAGGTCACGGAATCGTCTCTCCTATCCTTTTAGGGATTAAAGACAACACTGGTTTCGGAAATAATGCCGAAGAGTTGCGTACTGCGAGTATTTTGATGGATAATATCGTTATTAGACCATTTCAACAGAATATTATCAATGCTTTAGATGATATTTTAGCGTTTAACAACATCTTTTTATCCCTTTACTTTGTTACTCTTCAACCAATCGAATTTGTTGAGTTAGATAACATCTCTACAAGCATTGTAAAAGAGCAAGAAACTGGGGAAAAGTTATCTTCTGACAAGAATGAATTATCAGATGAAGAATTTGATGACTTATTTGCCCAATTAGAGGCGTTAGGAGAGAAGATTGATGACTCTTGGGAACTTATCCATAGTTGTGACGCTGAAACGGGCGTAGAACTCTCTGAAGCGAATCCTTTAGCCCCTTCTATGGAGGACAAAGGTATTTACAAGGTAAGATATGCTTATGTTCCGATTAGAAACTCACAAGGAAGCCGACAATTCTGTCGTAGAATGGAGGGATTGACTTCTGCGGACATAGTATTCCGTAAAGAAGACATTAATCAAATGTCTTTTAAAGGGGTGAACAGAAAATTAGGGCATCAAGGGAGAAATTATTCACTCCTTTAAAAGACATTTGATTAATGTCTTCTTTACGGAATACTATGTCCGCAGAAGTCAATAAT